AAAGGTTCAGCTTTATACTGAATGATTTAATAGCGTTCCCGAAAAGTTGATTTGTTTTTATTAAACTTATCTTCTAAGGGGACTTCACGCACGTAGGTTAGCATTGCCTGAATAACTTAATCAATAATATATATAATATGGAACAATTTGATGTAGAATGCCCATATTGCGGCAAAGGTTTAAATATTGACCATGAAGATGGCTATGGCTATGAAGAAGGTGCAATTCACACCCAATATTGCCATCATTGCGATAAAGAATTCGTCTATACTACCAGTATCAGCTATTACTATGAAGTAGGCAAAGCCGACTGTCTTAATGGCGGAGAACATATCTGGGAGCTAACGCCTACCTTTCCTAAATATTATGCTACTATGCAATGTAAATGCTGTGGAGAGAGAAGGCAATTAACAGAAGAGGAAAGAAAGAAGTATAATGTTGAGAATTATATTTGACCATGAGAACAATTATGCTAATTTCCGCACATATAATAGCTACAAGTATACATCCTGATTACTTGGATGATATAAAGGTAACTTCTATCGCATTGGCTGTACTAATAGCAGTCTTTGGAGACACAATAGATATGTTTTACAAGAGCAATAAAAGAGAAAAGAAATGAATGAATTAATCAAAGTTGGCGAACATACGCATGATGGAATAACGTCTTTAGATTTAAAGAAGCAAATCAACCTCTTTAGAGGACAGGAGGGCAATAGAACCCAATTAAAACACAGTGATTTATTAAAGGTTATTCGTGATGAATTTGAGGAGGAAATAGGTATGGGAAAAATTTCCTATACCCTCTACAAACACCCTCAGAACGGGCAGGAATACCCTATGTTTGAGTTGACGTTATCACAGGCAAAGCAGGTTTTAGTTCGAGAAAGTAAATTTGTTCGTAAGGCGGTAATTTCATATATTGAGAAACTTGAAAAGACATTGATGAACAATCAACCAAAATTACCTCAGACTTATAAAGAGGCTTTAAAGGAGCTCCTTATACAGGTAGAGGAAAATGAACGGTTGCAACTTGAGAACAAAGACATGAAGCCTAAAGCCGAGTATTTCGATGAAATAGTAGATAGAGGCGGTCTTACTAACTTTAGAGACACAGCGAAGCTGTTAGGCGTATCGGAAAAGGCATTTATCTTTCTATTGATTGATAAGAAGTATATATACAGGGATCAGAAAGGGACTTTAAAACCAGTCGCCAAATATGTAGGAACTTACTTCGAGCTAAAAGAATGGGTAAGAGGAGAAAAGACCGGAACTCAAACATTAATAACGGCTAAAGGGAAAGAGCAGTTCTTAGAGCTAATCAATAGCATAAAACTATAATCTTATGAAAAACATATTTTTCGGTAAGGACATCACTTTATACAACTATAATTGTTTGGAAGTAATGCCTCTCCTACAAAGTTCAAGTATTGATTTAATTCTATGCGATCCTCCTTTTGGCACAACAGCATCTCAGTGGGACAAAATTATTCCTTTTGATGAAATGTGGAAGGAGATTAAAAGAATAAGGAAAGAAAATGCGCCTACGGCTTTATTTGGAAGCGAACCGTTTAGCAGCCTTCTTCGTTGTAGCAATTTAAATGAATTTAAATATGATTGGGTCTGGGAGAAATCGAAAGCAAGTAACTTTCTACTCGCTAAAAAACAACCTTTGAAAGCGCATGAATTAATCAGTATTTTTGGTAAAGGTAAAATCCCTTATTATCCAATTATGGAGGAAGGAGAACCTTATGGAAATCGCACTAAAAGAGGAAGCAATTGGACGGGAGTTAACAATGTGCCAAATCCTACTTTTAGAAACGAAAACAAAGGGACAAGGTATCCACGAAGTGTGAAATACTTCAAAACTGCGGAATCAGAGGGGAAAACAATTCACGTTAATCAAAAACCCATCGCGCTGTTAATGTATCTTATACAAACATATACGAAAGAGGGAGATACAGTCCTTGATTTCGCTGCCGGAAGTATGAGTACGGCTATTGCTTGTCTTTATACAAATAGAAAATGTATTTGCATAGAAAAAAACGAAAATTGCTTCTTGCTTGGAGCAGAAAGAGTCGAAAAAGAATATCAAAATGCAACAGGATTAAGATTTTAAATATTAAATCAAGGCACCTATATACGCCCCTACACCTTATAACTAAAAGTAATTACTAACAATTAAAATCAAAAATCATGGAAAAGAAATTTGAACTAACAGAAAATTATGTAGTAAACGAGCTTGAAACAAAGTTATACCAAATCAAATGTATTAAGACGTTCAAGTATGCAAAAGAAGGAGAACTGGGAGGATACATCGAAAAAGAAGAAAATCTAAGTCAAGAAGGCGATGCGTGGGTGTACGACAATGCGCGGGTGTCCGGCAATGCGATGGTGTACGGCGACGCATGCCTCAAAAGCGATGCAGACCATTGCGGTTTTGATTGTTTCGGTTCTTCCAATAGACACA